CAGCATTCTCAGTCTCTTCAAGTTTCGAAGCATGAGCAGCAATCATCTCTTCGATGTCTGCCTTTTTCATCTTTGCTATATTCTCAAGATGCTGTGCTTTAGTCACCTTCTTATTCTCCTTGAGTTCTTCGCCATCGTGATCTACCTCATCACCAGCAGCAAGAGCTTTTGGCATTTTATCAGGTGTACCACCAGTTTTGTGAGGAACTGTTTTAACTGGCTTACTAGCTTTTGATCCTAACGAATCATCTGGATCATTAACAGCCTTTTCTATTGGTTTAACTTTACTTTCAGGAGCTGCAGCATTCAATTCATCTTTCTTGCCTGGTACGGATTCTGCTTTGTCTGCACCAGAGGGCGGCTTATCTGAAGCCTTCTTTGCCTTTTTCGCAGCATTAGCAGGATCATCTCCAAGGTCTTCCGCTTTTCCTAAAGGCTTTTCTGAAGCTTCTTCTAATTCTGCTAGAACTTCAGCTTCAAGTTCTTCAATTGTTTGTTCTAATTCAGACATAGGGTGTCTCCTTACCTTTTGTGTTATTATATTTATAAATTAAAGTTTTTTGAGGAACTTAGCAAACTCTAAGGCCTCAACTTTTGCGTCCCTCTGACGTTTTTTAACGTCAAATTTCTGCCGTAATTCTACAAGTTCCGCTTCGATTAATGCTCCATTGTTCCAAACCCACTCTTTTCCTTCCATGATACCTTCTACAAAGGCATTTGGTGCGGAAGGATCTGCAACAATATCAGCAGCAGTTGCGAGATAAAAGTCATCTCTTACATAGTTCGCACCATTCTTCTGGTTCAAACTACCCATTCCTCGTGAAGAAACACCCAATTTAGCACCCTCATCCATGAGATTTTTTACAATTTTTCCCATAGGAGTTTCTAAAATCTTTGCTTCTCCAATAAAATTCTTACCATCAGGAGCCAATGAAGTAATCATATGTGACACTCGCTCCAAATTAACAGTAGGTCCGTCTGGATGACCCAATTCACCAAAGGCCCTCTTCTGTTGAATGAAATTTTTGTTATATTTTGTAACTTCCTTCTGCAAAACATCCATAGGATATACTCTACCATTACGATTTTTTACGTCAGCCTGCATGAAAACACCACGAATTTTGTAGTTTTTCTTGCCGGATTCTTTTTCTTCACAAATATATTCTACATCTTCTATTGCTTCTGAAAATAATTTTACTGTATGCATGATGCATTTATCCTTATAGACCGGGGTGTCCCTGTACAACTTCTTCTACGTATATAGCTGCATCTGAACTTGCGGTTTCATTAATTGCTGAAATTGAAAAGTTGGAACGTAATGTTCCTGATGTAAAGGTTCCTGTTGATGTTGAATTCGGGGCAATTGTAATTGTAGTACCCGAAACAGCTGTTACATTTACATTTGTTATTAGGGTGTTCCATGCTGCCACACTGCAATCTTTCATTGCTACTTGATCACCGGCAACAAATCCATGGTCAGATACACTACCAACAGTACTTAAAACTGCTGGATTAGCATTTGTTGCTGAATCAATATGAATAGATAGGGGGCGTTCTTCTGGAACTATAGTGATAGAGGTTCCGCCCTTTAAGTAATGTCCAGTAGTAGCAGTGACTGCTGTTCCTTCATTAGTAATTCTAACAAAACAATCATTGCCGCCATATTCACTAACCCTGTATGCACCACCGGGGGATAGTGTTGTAAGATCAAGTGCATGAGCAGCATCATCGCCCATTGTTGTGGAAGTAATTCCTCCACAATGTCTAATTAATTTAAAAGCCATTATTCACTACTCCTAGATTGATAACATTTCTCGTTCAAAATAGCTCATAAGTGTCTTTTCAGGCACTTTGAACTTTTTTGCTATACTTTGTATAGTTTTCTCAAAAGTATTTAGGAAATCCGAAGGTTTAGCATCCATAACTGTAAAAACTTGATCAACAGCCTCCTTCATCTTAGGAGAAAGTTTCTTATACTCCTTAGATTTCTTATGTTCTTCCCTCTCAACAACAGTCGAGGTATATAATTCCTCAAGCGTCTTCATCAGCAGTTTCTACTTTTTCCGCATTAGACACAAAAGATTTTGAGAGCTCTTTTCTTTTTGTTTCTAAGGCATCACCAACCTTAGAAGAAATTGTACTTTTAAATACCTTCTCTGCTTCTACATTATCTCCTGATACAACTGCATCTACAAATTCTTTGGTCATTATTTTTTCCTTTTCTTAACAATAAATGCCGGATCAGCATCTTCTGGGTCATATTCTGCTGCTTGTGGAGGCGGAGCTCCAGGAGCTGGTGCTGGCGGAGCATCCGGGTCTGTTCCCGTCGCAGCCATTTTTGCTCTATCGTCTGCTGACATTTCTGGGTCGATGGGGATTCCATCAGGTCCAGTTGGAATTCTTTGAATACCATCACCACCTGGCGGCAAGATAATTCCACCATCCATTGGATCAGTCTCAGTCTCTTTCTTAATCTGATCACGTATCTCCTGAATTTCTGTATCAGTCATACGCAATACTTTCTTCAATACATATTCTTTACTGAAAAATGTTCCAATATATGCCTCAACTGTTTGTAGTTGATTAAGTCTATTTTCTAAAAGTTCTGCATCTTTCAATTCTGCAAAATGGCCGTCCGCAAGATAATCATATTGAAGATGTTCTTGTATCTCCGGCCAATCTTCTGGAGCAATAATACCTTTCAATAACAATTGTGTTTTAAGAATATCCGTAAACATTGGAGAAAACTTTTTGCGAATACGTTGTACGAATTTCGTAAATTTAAGTTCATCTCTTGTTATTTCTGATGAACGTCCAAGACTAAATCCACTCTCTGCTTCAAGTCTTGAAATAGGTACATTAAGTGAACGATATAATTTTGTACGGAAATATTGAATGTCATCAATTTCACCAAGATTGGCACCACCAGGCAAAGTAGAAATTTCTGTACCCCTACCACCTTCTCGGCGAGGAAGCCAGAAATCTTCCAACATGCTCATGTGATTTCTATCGTCACGAATTTCACCAGTATTAGCATCATACACAAGTTTATTGCGATAACGATTCATCACATCCTTGAGATATTGCTCTGCCTTGATTTTTGGAAGGTTACCAACATCAATATAAAAGATGCGGCGTTCTGGAGCTCGGGAAATACGATAGATGACAAGCGCATCCTCAATCATACGCAATTGATTAACAGGTTTTATTGCTTTATGTAAATAAGAACGAACGGCGCCACTATTACCATCAATCAAACCAGAAGGAACGTAAGTGACAGAATCTTTTGCAATTTTTAATCCTAAATTAGATCCCACGCCGCCAGGCCCAGACAATCCCTTTTCATTATATATAAAATATTCATCAATTTGATCGGCTACTTCAATTCCTTGATGTTTAGGATCAATTTTTGTTTGAACTTCTCTAACCTTTTTAATTTTAGTTGGGTCAATCCATCTTAATTCAGTGATACCTTTTCTTGGATTTTTAGTATCAATAATTTTATGATAAAAAAGTCTACCATCTACATACCAACGCCTGAAAATATCATGGCCTTTTTGTTCAAAGTTAAGCAAGCGCAAAATTTCATTAAATTCTGCCCGAATTTTTCTTTTAATTTTATCTGGATAATGTAAACGATCTAAAGAAACTTCTATTGCTTGATCGTTTTGATTAGAAACAATACCTTCATTTACAATATCTTCAATAGCAGTGTCACATTCGGCTTGTTGAGCAATATCACGGTATCGTTTGATTAAATCTAAATCAGATCGTTCTCTGCCATCTGTGTCGAGAATTTGTCCAAAAAAACCACCACCAGCAACATCAATGGTGCCATCATCAGGAGACGGAATGGAGAATGTCTTTTCTCCACCCGTACTCCCAGATGTTCTCTGTATTGTGAACCCAAAAAGTTCTGCCATAATAACTCCCTACCAGTGTTATTACTATTTAGTAGGTTTCAAATAACCCTAGCCGCCGGTATCATCACCGCCACCGGCACCGCCGCCGCCGATAGCGCCGCCGGCACCAACACTAGAAGATTCATAATGTTGATATCTCCAAGTTACATCAAAAGTTTCTATTTCACCAGCAGCTTCACTTGTAAGAGCAATTTCTGTAATTTCTGTTGGCCAAGCACTCTTGAAAATATAACTTTTTAATACTTTATCATCACGATCCAAGTGTTCTACAGTAAGATCAGTTTGATAATCACTAGGATTTGTCTTTCCTGTACCATTAGCAAGATCATTAATACCATTAGACCATCTTTCCATTGCATTACGAATCATGAAGTCCGTATCATTAAGGAAAGTAGTTGTCCAAGGATCACCAAATTCTCTATCACCAGCAATATAAATCGACCTGCCCCGGAAGGGAATTGCAATTTCAGGAAGAGCCATCGCTGGTAAAGAAGATGCAGTACACAAAAAAGATGTTCTAGGCAGATCAAGTCCGATAGAAATCCCAGTTGGTTCTGTAATTGTTACCCGATATTGGTTAGCTCTTGCGCCACCACCAATAAGAGCAGCTTTAAATGCGTCAATATTTGGCATGATTAACCTCCTACCTCACTAAACTCAACACCAGTTCTTACGGCAATAAAGTTTAGTGTAATAAAATTGATTGACCTTGCGGGTTTAATGTAAATATCTCCAA